ATCCAGCTCAGCCCGTATCTTTGCGAGAGTGAGTCCGGGATCATATACTACGTCCAGCTGTTGAGTCGGGAGAAGCTCGTGCTGGGTAGTAAGAACCCTGTGAAACTCTTGAAAGTCTCGCTTTTCTCTGTATTCTTTCAACCGATCTTGGCCTTGCTGGACGCGGCTCGCCCACCAGCCAGCCACTTTCTCCCACTCGGTCACACTTAGATTTTGTGTCCGAAGTCGGGAATATGGCACTCCAGCAGCGATAGAACAACACCGTTGCAGTATTGATCTACTATCCATCTCTATCGTGAAATAGATAGCTGAACGGCCAGATTGAAATACGTTGTTTGCAATATTCGCGCAAGTGAGTGACTTACCAGAACCTCGACGACCGCCGACCAACACCAAATCTCGGGGGGAGAACTTGATTTCATGGTCGTACTCTGCGTTGAGACCAAGACCAATATACTTACTGATCTCTTCTTCTGGCTCGAACAACTCAATACGCTGCATACTTTCTTGAGGAACTTCAAGGTCAACCTTGTCCTCAATATCCAGAACAATCTGATGCAACTCCTGCACTGACTCTTCGGCAGACGAAAAGACTACTGAATTATCAATATAGTTATCAAGGGAGTTGAGGATTTCTTTCTGAGTGTATTCATTCTTTAGGTACTCAAGCAAAGCACCGGCATCAACATCTACATCGACCGCTTCGATAGCGAAGACTTTATCCCGAGTAGGCGCATGACGAATGCTTAACTTGAGGTCGTCGAACGAAGGGAACTCATGAAAGGTTTCACAGTGCTTGTCAATTTGACCATAAAGCGTGTGATATTCTACGGGCAAATACTCTTTACGCAGATAACTCCACGTTTCAAAGTCAGCCGTAGCAATGCACTGCTTTATTAAAGCACTAGAAATATTCAATTAAGTTCCCCCGAACACGAAAAAGCTGGGCGCGAACCCAGCCGCTTACACAAAAGTGTAATTACTGAGACTTAGCTGCCTTGGCGGCACCATCATAGTCAGCAGCAGTTAGACCACGGCGAGTCAACATAGTCTTTACGCCGCGAGCTGTCTTGCCAATCGCTTCTGCGATAGCTTCAACAGTCATAGAAGCAACATCAACACCGTCGAGAGGATCTACGTTAGAAGAGCCCTTAGTGTTTTCCTGGCGAGGAATCGCCTGGATGTCGCCTGAACGAAGAAGGCTAAGAGCCTTACCACGAACACTGTTTACAGAACGGTCAAGAGCTTCGGCGATTGCTTCAACAAAAGCACCGTCGTTCACCATAGAGATGAAAGTAGCTTCTTCAGCTTCTGTGTAAGTACGTACACTCTCTACCTTAGGAGCAGGAGCAACGTGACCAGTCAATTCCATAGACAAGATTTTGCCTTGGATAGACTTAGGTGAGAACTCACCGCCTTCGAAGTGCTCAGCAATTTGAGCATATGTGTACTGACCAGAGTTGTCAGTAACGAAAGCGCGGAGAGTAGCTTCTTGAGTCTCGCTGAACGAACGTCCACCGGCTGCAGAAGCGAGTTCTACGTCGTAACCCATCTTTCGCAGTTTGCTAGAGATAGAACGAGTAGAGGTTTCAAGCTGATCTGCTGCTTCTGCAACAGTCGCTTGAGAGACGGGGCTTTCGCCGCCGACAAAGGTTGTAAGCGCTTCAGTGCGCTCATCGGTCCACTTAGGAAGTGCCATATTAATTCTCCAAAAAAGATTTGAGATCGGTAACTATAGTTACGCCAGTATCTCTGGCTTGTCTAGTTTTTGCGGATTCATTTCCGCCCTCGTTAATGAGGTGTGTGACTTGCTTGGTTAAACTGGATTTTACATCATATCCAGCTGCGTTCAAGGCTGTAGTAGCTTCGGCTTTAGACTTGAAACTCTTCAGTCTACCACTAATACATACAATACCTTTACTCGCAACAGGTAGTGAGGGCGTATCAGAAAAGTACCAACACGAAGGAAGGTGCTCTTGAAAATACGGCAACTCGTTGTCTATCCATTCAAGCAAGTTAGCTGTAGCCTTTGGGCCTAAACCGGCACGCTCACAAGTGTCTGCGTTAATTTGAGAAATATGATTAATAGTCTCAGACAGCTTCCGTGTTGCCGTGTTTCCAATCAAGGGTATGCCAAAGGCAGGCAAAAGGCGCTCAAGCGGAGCATCGAACGAATTCAATATCTCCGACATGAGCTTTGTTGTCACTTTTTCAGAGCCCAACGATGCTAAGATACTCTCCTCCGTAGAGGTGTAAATTTCGGACGGGCACGTCCAACCAAGTCTACGAATAGATGCAGGGCCGAGACCCTTGATCTTCATAGTCTTGGCAAAATGTTCCACGACCTTATACTGTTGCTCACCACAAGTGGCAGAGCGGCAGTAAAGTAAATCATTCTCCCATACCAAGGTACTGTCACAAGAAGGACAATTGGTAGGGGGTAAGATTTCGTGAAACATGGACTACTCCGAATTAGTGAAAAGATATTATACGACAGATTTGACCTGAATGTCAAGAACTATTTTTCTCGATGTCCACTCGTCTCACGATTCGTGGAATGATCTCACCGCTACGTATAACTTCAACTTGGCAACCTATTTCTAGGCCAAGAGAGCGAATGTACTCAATGTTGTGTAGAGTTGCGCGGCTCACTAGCGCATCTCCCACTTCGACTGGGCGTAAGATAGCAACCGGGCTCACAACCCCTGATTTGCCTACCTGCCACACAACATCGAGTAATTCTGTAATAACCCCATCCTTCTGCTCTTTAAGAGCGAAAGCCCCTCGGGGGTGATGAGCTGTATATCCCAGTTTGTAAAAGGCTTCATAGTTATCTACTCTAAACACCTCGCCATCTGTTGGGAAAGCGGATGCATCGAAGTGAGTGATAACCTCAAAGCCATTCCTGGCCAAATGGTTCATTGCATCGGAGAGACGCTCATACTTAGCTCCTTGAATATCGTATGCGACAAACTTGAGGGTCTGTGCGCGAGAACGAAACTCGTTATGGTCTTTCAGATTGAGCGACCCCGCTGCAAAGTTGCGAGCATTTGGGATCATATCGGGCGCTACGACCTCACCGGTAATCTGGATTTCTCCTTTGATACCGATGACATTTGGCACTAGCTCTTCCATCTTCAACGTGATATCACGACCAATCTGGCCGTCTCCCCTAGTTAAAGCCTGTGCTAGATGGCCGTTGACATATTGCAACGACACTGCCGCCCCATCCAGTTTCGGTGTACGCACCATAGGTGACGTACCGGACTCTATGTCATTTAGATTAAAAACCTTCTGTAGAGAGTACATACGATACATATGAGGAATACCATCAGTTACCTGATAACCAACCTCTTCGTATCTGTACTTTCGTGCCAATGCATCAAACTCTTCATCCGAAAGAATCGGATTACCGTTGTAATACATTGCCGAAGCCTTTTCCAAAAAATGATGCATATAGTTCCCTCACTGAATAAAGTATATTATACAGAAAGAAGGAACAAAAGTCAAGAACTATTTATCGTATAAGTCCTTGATAAGTTCACCAAAGTGTTCTTCAATGATTTCCTTACTTTCTGCAAGTGATAAGATTTCTACTAGCCCGACGAAAAGATTTCGTGAGTTATCAAAGTCCAAAGGCATTGATATACCATCCTTAGTTGGCTTCCACTCTTCTTCGAAATCTAAGTAATACTTACGCACACTCAAATACTCGATACCTCTAAAGGTTGAGATGGTAAGCCGGACTTGTGTCTCCTTTACCTCATCGTAATGAATAATCTTCTCATATAACTCAGGCGCTTGGTATAGTTCCATCTTAATCTCCGTTCTTGAGAACAGAGGCAAGAGGTACTACACTCGTGACGTTCTGAGGTTTGAGTAGACGAAAGGAGTCGGTGTCCCAACAAAAAAGCAAAAGAGTCTGTTCAGATTCCTTCGCTCTGTTTTTCTTTTGTTGAATGTAAGGCGTGCTAAAATCCAACGTACACACGTTGTATTTCAACTTATTACTGTTTTCACTACGATAAGTGATTACAGCATCACCGTACTCATCGACGAGCCGTGCTAGTTCTTCTTTTTTCACAGGTGCTCCTAATGAAGCGGGTTGGCAGAATCTTCTTCCGTGCCGACTTGCTTAGGATGTGAAGAAGAGGGACTTACACCTACGGACGCCCTCAAAAAGAATTAGCTGTTTACTGCTGCGATAACTCCAGCAAAGTACATTGCTGCTTTACCTGTCAACTTGCTGATGATTTCTTCATCAACATCTTGACCTGCATCAGTGAGTGCTGCTGTAAGTGCTTCGATAGCGGCTGCTTTAGATACACGGCCACCGCCTGTGCTACCGCTTGAAGCTGCCTTGGTTGCTGGTGCTTTCTTAACATATACACCTGCTTTAGTCAGAACCATTCGAACACCGTTTGGTGATTCTTCGAACTCGTCTGCAATCTCTGCGACGATCTCCATGCTGTTTTCTGGAGTTGGGTTTTGCGCTTCATATGCAGCAATAACCTCTGCTTTTTTCTCGTCTGTCCACGCCATTTTACGTTTCCTTCTGTTAGTTGTTAAGGGTGCTCCTGGACAAGTGCCAGTAGCTTGTATTTGTGCTTGATAAAATCTATCGCCCATCTCGAGCGTCCCACTTTAGTTTGTCACCATCAGTTTCAAACTTAATCATTCTCATTGGGTCGTCCTCAATAAAATGAATACTTTTAAATGCAATTTCTAGCATTTGAAAATATACTTGTATTGCTTTGTCTCGAAACTCTTTGTCGCTCCATAAGTGAAAACAATTCCAGTACTCTTTATCAAATCTACAAACGCGTACTTGCTGTTGAAGAATAGGATGCATACCTGCAAACTTTTCACATATATCTACACAAGCGCAGTCTTTGACTACCACATATAGGGTACCAGTTGGGCATTACGAGCATAGGAGCTTCAATGCCGTTTTTTAATAAGTCTTTTACTAGCTCTTCTTGAACAGGAATATTATGAAAATTTTCTGCAAAAGTTTGTTGCTCAATCAACCAACCTACCGATTTTGTATACCAAGTAGTTGGAGGAAAAGCAATAAGTTCTGCAGTTTCTTTTTTGATTCTATTCGTCATTTAAGATACTATTATAGTTGATATAGCAAAAGAAGTCAAGAAGTATTTTTAGATACGTGATAAGTCGACTCCGTACTTCTCGAGGTGGGATAGCTTTCCAAGATCATACGCGAGAGAGTAAGCAGAGTAGCCACCTGTTTCCACGTTAGCCCATTTTTCTGTATCGTCTCTAATCTCTTCCATAACATATATCGCATAGCATTTACTTCCATACTTGCTTTCATAGTTAACGTCTATGAATCCTTCTCGCTCAGCTTGGTAATCGACGGAGAGTTCGTAGTCGACTCGGGCTGGCTTTTGGTAGACTGCTGACCAGACGATTTCTCCGGGCGAGAACGATTCAGCAATGCAAGACTCAGGGAGTATAGCGACTCCGCTTTCTCTCTCAACCTTTGGGACTCCGACTCGCTCAATGAGAGATCTAACGAATCCACTCGATCTAAATAATCCTGACGCGATCTCAGAGATGGAGTCTCCGGAAAGGTATCGTTCAACTGCTTCACGAATTTCTTCATTTGATGCTCCTCGTCCTCGATTCTGTTTTTTACGTAATTCGCGATACTCGATCTTATCTTGGTAATCATCTATGATTCTCTGTAGGCGCGTAGTATTGTATGCTATATTCAGCATATCGCACGCAACCTTCTTGGAAATAGGTTGGTTTCCAGTCAACAAATCTATAACTTTCGATATATTGCTTTCGCTCAGGTTCTCGTGGTCTTTCTTTTTGATTTTGCGTACCAAAGATTTTCTCCCAGTTTTCGTAAAATTGTCGTGTGTTTTCTACTCGCGATCTACTGCCCTTGCTCACGTGGATCATCTCCTATAGACATACGCAAGTACCAAATTGCTTTTCTGGTATCTTGCTCTTTGTTTTGTTTACTATTCGCTCTCCAAATGTATTTAAACGCATTGAGGCGGCAGTATTCCGCAAATCCTTCTGGCGATGTTGTTTCTCTCATCGCATCAATACATTCTACACCATCTCGCTTGTAATGTAAAGGACTATTTACAGGGTCATGCTTATATAAATTATCCTTCATTAAAACTGCTCCGTTTCTGTGGAGTCTGCCATTGCAGCAGTCTCACTGCCTAGCATAGTAGTAATTCTATCGAAGTACC